CACCAGCCGGAATTGAAAATGCTAAAAATCTACGAAAAGCTAAACCGGATTGTAAACCAAAGTCCCTTAATTCAGAACTAGCAGTTTTAATATTCCTAGATAAATCCTTAATATTTTGAGATGCACGCTGACTAGATTTGGTAACATCATCTAATCCTTTAGATGAACTCTTGGGGAAAGTTAGAGTAACCTGCCCCATAGTTTGAATTCGATTACCAACCTCCCTAGACGTAGAAGGATCAAGCTTAAGCATAATCCCTAATTCAATAGCTTCTCTAAAACTTGCGCCCATTATATCTCTCTAAAAGTGTAAAAAAAGCCACACAGGGAAATTCTCCAGCGTGGCTATCCACCTAATTATACACCATTTATTCTGTAAAATGAACAGATTCTAAATTATAATTTCCATTCTCATCAAGAAGATTTCCATCCAAATCTGTATACTGACCTTCTTCATTAATATAACGGCCCTTATCATTTACTAACCTATCATCTTCATCAACTAGTTTTCCGTCACTGTTAATAAGATGCAAATCATCATTCACAAACTTGTATTTACGTAAAAACTGATTTTCCGGCAATTGTTTTTCAAAATCATCATCAAAATCATATAACAAACTAACAAACTTACCAACGGCTTCCGTCACACCCTTCTCACTAATACGATTTATAAAATCATCATAATCCTTAAAATATGACTGCTCACTATCTTTATCATATATACAAGTAGAACATAAATAATTCAAACGGGCTTGGTCAGACTGTCCTTCAGCAGTAGAGACATCAGAATCTAATCGTGCCGAATTTAGTGTCCGTGATTTAAGTCGCAACTCTTTAATTTCCAACGCAATCTTTTTGCCATTATCAACAGACATATCACCCTTAAGTAATAGAGTAATAGCATTTCTAATTTCAACATTCAACCTATTAAACTCATCTTCCTTAGAATCATCCCATACACTCTGTTGTCGCAGGTGCCTATCTAATGCAGCACGAAGAACGGCTCCAGACTTTAAGGCTTCACCGAAAGTTTTATTGTAGTGTTTTTGAGCTTCATTAGTTTGTAAAGCGGTTGGCTTCTTAACTAAAAATCCTACACCATCAGTAACAAAATTAAGTTTCTCGTTAGACATAGTTCCTATCCTTTCACGGGTAGATCATAGTGATATCGATTCCATTCCATTGTATAATATTCCATCTCTGTTTCAAGATTTCTTATTTGATTATTACCATTATTCAAAATATTATTTCTAACTTTTTCCCATACTTTCCTCATTTCCTGTTGTTCCATTGTTGGCTGTTCTTCTCCATGTCCCCATACATATCCAAATTCCCGTTCAAATTGATCAAGAGCACCAATAAAAGATGTCTTTATCTTCTTTTCCGCAATCTTAAAAAATCGCTCCTTAGACTGTTTTTTATATTTTTCACTGTGCTGCTTGTTTATATATTGTTTATGATTCATTATTATTTCCTCTTCGAATTTTCAATAAACTTCCTATTCTTTGCTATCTGCTGCTGAGTCATTACATCAGCCAAATTTCGATGCATAACTTTACCCTGTTCACGAACCTGTTTCTCTCGTGACCGCTTCATAGCTTGACTAACTGGATCATTTAAAGCGTGAATATCATCAACTTCCTCCTTAGATTTAGCAACAATATATACTTCGTCAGCACCAGATATTTTAGGATTGTTACTTATCATAGATTCTGTATTCTCCTTTTTCGAATCACGATGCTGAATAAGCATCCAACCATCTAACATGTCATCATCTTCAATAACTTCTTTGTCAGGACATTCTGGATGTTCGTGAATATTATCATACATTTTAGACCAAGATACTAACCTATGTTGTTCATCTGTCCAATTAGCACTATTGACTGGTAACAAATTTAGTTTACTAGTGTTCCACAAAAATGTCCATTCATTAGATCTTACTAAACTTCTATATTCCGTATCAGATAATTTATTCTTATATGAACAATCTTGAGCATGATTAATCAAAGTATAACTTTCTTGAAGAAAAGAGTCATCCTTCCATAAAAGCTGAAACTGCTCATCATATAAAGAATATGCTATCTCATAATTATTTTTCACAATCGCCGCAAATCCCGTACTCGTTGTATAATGTAAAGAAAATTTTTGATCAAATAGTTTATCAAGACGATTAACTTTAAACTTTATAATATTTCGTATCTCTTTTATTTTATTGTTTTGTTTACGATTTTTATAAAGGTTGACTTTTAGATTTTCAATCTCCTTACCTAAACTCTTTATTTCCTCATCTTTGGTATTTGACCACAATTCCACACTCTTCATATAATTAATTATATCATCAAATGTCATCATTCCGAGGTCTTCAGCATCTTCAATAGTTTTAACATAAATCTTATTTATAAAATACTTCTGCTTTATATCTATCGGTCCAATCAAATACATGCATTCATCAAGAAAAAATCCCGTAAATCCTGCTAATATATTGGTAATTTTAAGTTCAGTTTGTGGATTGTTGAGACTCACGTATAGTTAGTTCCTGTAACTTATCATTTAAATCGTAAATATTTTGTTCTAGAGATGTTTTTTCCAGATACAATTTTCCTACAATTGTACACAATTCCTGATAGCTAAAGGTTGGATTTTCCATAAAAGTCTCCTAAGAAAAATAGGGGGACTATTACTAATCCCCCAAAAAACTTATCCAGTAGAGCTAAATAAATATTGAGCCATACCAGCCGCATTAGGACGAAGATCAACATCAGGATCAAATTCATGCATAACCGTCATAACATTAAAGTTAGAATAGCTATAGGTAATAGTAGCATTTCCACCACCAGTGTCTCCACCACCATAAGTGATAGATGAAAGCTTATTTTTAGTGCCAAGATAAATACGTGTTCCTTCACAGGCAACAATTCGAACAGTTTGATTAGTTAGGTTGTTCCCAGCACCACAAGCACCAGCAGAAGTACAACCTTCAACAGTAGCTGAAACCATATCACCACTAACCGCAATAACTTCAAAATCTGATGTTACTTCTACGGGAAAATTAACGAAACGGTGATATGGACCTTTTGCCCCTAATTCAAAGATTTCTTCACGACCAAGATCAGTACTTATCGTAATATTCTGGAAGTGAGCGTTTTTAAGACCATTAGTTCCATTTGAAGAAACGCCAAAAATATCTTTAGGAAATACAGAGTTATCAATTTCTGCACTAGCACCATTAACATCAACATGAGTACCACCAGCAGCGGTCATAATAAGGTCTTCACGACGATTTATACCACCGGAACTAGCAATAGCAAGTGGTTCATCTGTATCATCGAAAGCACCAACTGTCGAAAAAACGGTGGGAGCACCTAAACATGCTGTATCATTTACCCATAACTTCTCATTTCCAACAAGTGTAACATCTTCGGAAAAACTTCCTTCAATAGGGTACGTATAACTTAAAGATTGTGTGAACATACCTGACATATGAACTTCAGATAAAGGTTGTCCTTGTGCTGAATCATTAGTATCATCAAAGATAGACAACGCACCAATAGTCTTAATAGATGAACGACCCGATAATGTTGGAGTTGAAGCATTTCGTGTCGCTAAGTGATAGATTAATGGATAACCATCTAGGAATTTTTGTATAGTTAGTTCAACATCAGGAATATCTTCAACATTCTCATAGACAGCATTCTGTCCAATTTCCTGAATAGCATCTAAATTGTATGTGGTTGTTACGCCGACAGACTGTGCACCGTGGACTTCAGTAAAAGTTAAAGTACCATCAGTTGCAAAACTTATCTGCTGTACTGCGTAAAATATGCGTTTATTAGCGATGATAATCCTCCATCTCTTTTGTTAGTAAGAGTTTATGTCAAATAAATTTGACGTAACTTTATTAGTTGACAAATCTCGAATTTTAGTTATAATGTAACAAGTAGGTAATTTTCAATTAAACTAAAACTCATTATAATATACACCAATACCGTTTAGGAATAAGATTTATGAATCATAATGGTAAAAAATGTGGTTATTTGATATTAGTAAAAAAATATCATAAAGAAGAGAAATATAGATATGGCATAATTAAAAGAATATACTGGGAGTGTAGATGTATATGTGGAAAAGTAATAAATCGTAGACAAGATTATTTATTTAGTGATAGAGGAAAAAATGCTTCATGTGGATGTAAACATTCTATGAAATCTGATACAGGATCAAATAGTAAAACCTGGAAAGGATATGGTAAAATATCAGGACAATATTTTTCATTAATAAAAAACAGAGCTAATAAGAAAAATTTAACATTCAATATTACAAAAAAATATATATGGAATCTATATCTTGAACAGGGGGAAAAATGCGCATTAACAAGTATAATTATAGATATTAAAGAATCACGAAGATCTCAAGAAGTAAATGAAATGACCGCATCTCTAGACAGAATTGATTCTACTAAAGGATATATAAAAGGTAACGTCCAATGGGTACACAAAGATATCAATCGTATGAAGAACAACTACGATCAAGATTATTTTATAGAAATGTGTCACAAAGTTTCAAAATCTAACAAACAAACTACCAATGAAGCAGTAATTAATGCACATACACCGTTAAGATTCGCAGGATCTAAATAGATTCATCATAACCAAAGTATCTACTATCCAACTACACACTGAGACCCAGTATTACTATTTGTATAAACAAACACTAGATAGATCCGTCAATAACTTCAATAGTTGTTTTAACTACTCCACCGAATAAATGGGTATTAATTTGGCCCGCAGATTGAACACTAGTATCATTAAACCTAGCCCGCCCCCATCTAAACCCGCCGTCATTTGGATGACCAACAAAATCTGGATACATATTAGCATTAGTTTCTAGTGAGCCATTAACGTCAAGCGGCCAACCCGTAGCATTTTCCACAGCATTAACGTCAAAGAAGAATATAGTTTTATCACTTTGAAGTGAAAGAGTATCTACAATTTGATTACGTTCCCACTTATGTTCAGCGAACACATGGAAAAAGATATCAGTACGAACCCATTGTCCCCCACCTAACTGATACCCCTGGAAGGTTCTACGTCCCCCAGCTTCAATGACCACAGCGGGCAACTGCAATCTATTATTTGCAAGCTGGTCCCATGCGCCTGATCCCTTTTGATTAAAATGGGTATCGTCTGGACGAAGACTCCCAAATTGAAGTTCTTTAAACCACGGATTATCCGAATCTATTACATTAACCCACTTATAACTATATCTTACTTTTACATTACTAGAAGTATCAATAGCAGTGTCAAAAACAATACGTCCGAGTGGATGGTTAACATAATGATTAAATTGACCAGTTTCACTAATAGTACGAAAAACATTGTTTACATATGCTCCTGATACTTCGATAGGTTGAGTAGAATGATGAACACCTGTCTCCCAAACCCAATTACTTCTTGGACTTTCCCATACTTGCCCATCAGTATAATTAGGATCATTTACCAATCTTAAATCATTAAAAGTTCCTCCATAAACTCCAGATTCTGGGAAGTCATCTACGTTGAAAAAGCTGCCAATTCCGAGAAATCCCCAATTTAAAAAAAAATTTAAATTTTGCTCGATTTGAGTTTCTAACGAAGAGCGACCGACAAATTTTATCCCTTTGAATTTCGTATAATCTTGAATAGGCATTAATTACTAATTCCTTTGTGTAACAGCTATTTTTTGAACTCTTCTCTATTACTTAACACTTCTTTTAATGTATATTTCCTACCCATTTTTAATTCCCCGTCTCATCGCCCATACTTATCGTCGGATCAGGATTACGTGTACTTTTTCGAATTCCAAACCAATTAACAACTTCAAATGGTTTTTCAGCAGTAGATCCATTAATTTGAAGCATATCAGGATCACCATTATTTCGAAATGGAAATCTTCCTGTAATATTAGATCTATCTACTAATCCAAAAACTCCTCTATTAGGAACATCTAATTTTAAACCAATGACTTGATCTCCAGTTACAACAACAGCAAAAGCCGATTGATCAGAACCATTATATATATTCCAGCTTGTGCCATCAAGAGGATTATTAGTTCTTAATGTTATTAAATGTGACGACCCTCCATATATATTGTGTTGATGATTATCGCTAGTATGTCCAATAGAAACTCCCCATTCAATCATAACTTCACCAGTTTGTACTGGTATAGATTTAGAAGCTCTAACAAATTTACCAGCGTCAAATTCATAAATTCTCAGCTTGCCTCCTACGGAGGCTGCACTCAGTTTAGTAGAATTCCCAGCATTACTCCACCCACTAGGGGCATTACCTAACAAAGTAGGTTCAGTAGTTAAAGTACTAGTAATAGGATCGAACTCATGTATAATCATTTTACGTTCATCTTCATTTTGCGCACTTCCAGTAGCTAATACAGGTCCAAAATAAATTCGCTGATTCACATGATCCCACCAAGAATTCATATCATCATCAGCCAAATTCATAGTTGCTACAGTAGGACTAGTGGCAGATCCTATTAAAGATCCACCATTAACTTTAATTCTTCTAATATTATCACTATAATTATTAGGTAAATTTCTAAATCCACCAATAACAAATAAATAATCCTCTGCTCCGCTAGGCCACACAACTATTCCAGGCGTAGTAATTCGATCCGATAAAACGGTATCAGTTATAACTGGATTAGTACTAGGATTACTAGCATCATAAGAATATATTCTATTAGAAGGATGATGACTTGAACCACCATTTTCCCCACCAACCCAATAAATTCTATCAGATTCAGCTGAATAAGCCCCGCCTATATCTCCTAAACCTGTAGGAAATACAGATCCGGTATCTGTAAAAGTACCATTATTAACATCATGAACAAATATATGATCACTAATAGCACCACTACCTTCACCAACTAATCCACCACCAACATAAATTTTATCATCCCCCGGATAATAAACAGCAGATTGTCCAGAAAAGGATCTAACACTAGGCAAAGTTTCTGATAAAAGTGTCCATGTATATTTTTCAGGATTAGGATCAAATTCCCAAATCTCATTATTTTTACCACTATTGCCCGTATCAGTTCTACCACCATACACATAAGCTCTTTTCTTTATTGGATGATAAGCAACCGCTGACATATCAGACTTAGTAGATTTATACGGAGCATATCCAATATCACCATTATCAATATTTGCCCACTGCATAACTCTTAATGCTTCACCAGCGTCTTCAAATCCAAGTCTATAAAATCGTCTAGACTTAGGATCAAAAAATGAAGACCATCCAGAATCACCACCCGCAGGCATAATTAAACGCTGACCACCACCAAAGTCATCAAAAAGTATAAAGACTCCTGTAGTTGAAACGTCTTCAGTTACAGCCGAATTTCCATAGGTCATTGTAAGAATAGTATTACCTGACGTGGTTATATCAGAAACTTCAACAAGAAATCTTGCAGATCTATTAATATATGAATAATATTCTTTGTAAAGTCTTAAATTAATACCATTAGAATCTAAAAATCTAATATCATTACCATCTTGTCTAGCATGATCAAAATTAAAAGAGTTATCAAGTTCAAAAAAGACAGGATAATTAGTAAGATTATCTCCAGATGGATTCTTCAATGTAAGAGTACGTTTATATCCTGCTGATCCGTAATATGAAGGATTATCATATTTTACATCAAGTATAGCTTGTAATCCAGAAGGGAAAATTATATTAGTTACTGCACCTCCAGCACCATAAGATTGAAAAGCAAATGGAGATGTACCAACATGAATAATGCCCTCATTTATAGTGCCACTAGATATAATAACATGAATAGAATCAGTAATCATTATAGTATCCTTGATATTTCGGATCTGACAATTGCATGAATATCTTTACCTTGAATTGCTTTAACAGCATTTATCATAAAATTATCATCAACTGTTCCAGAAAAACTATGTCGAATATGAAATTTACCTTTTATTTTATCAGACATAAGCCCCTGACCAGTACGACTATATCTAAGTATTTTATCTAAAGATACTCTATCCTTTGATATAAAACCATAATCATCTATTAGAATAGAAACGCCCTTAGTCAACAACCAATCTAACCAGGGTAAAATATGTCCATTTTCTGGTGTTATAAATTTAGCTTCATTCATATTTAAAATATCACTAAAATCAGTAGTTATACCAACAACTCTTACACCACCACCCGAGTCTTTATTAGTGCCTCGAATAAATTCAACACGAAGTGTAGAAACCCATTGTTCTATAATTATATCTAGGCGATTACGACCATCTTCAAATCCCAATTCACCAATAAAAGTTTCATCTTCTGATATAGCTTGATAGACATTACTATTTTTTATGTTTTGAATAATTAATTGTCTAATACGTATTTTAACAGACGCACTAATCATCTTAAGACCTGGAACTAAGGTCTTAGCTTTCCGCCTAACTATATTTTGTAAAGCTTTATTAAAAGTAACCATTTACACCCTTTGCCAAAATTGTATGAAATAACGTTTTTGACGAAAACCGTGTGGAACGGCTTCACCAAGTTTTTTACACTTCCATTCAACATAAGGCCTCATATTTTTAACCAGTATAATTTCATTAGCTTGTTTGACTTTTGGAAGATCTACCATATAACCCATTGTTTGTACCGAAGTTGCAGGACTTTCAATTTTTACACCCAAACTTAAAAATTCTTTAGGACTCCAATAAACTTTTAAAGTTATATCTTCCGTAACTTGCACTTGTTTAACTCCTTTACCATTACAAGTAGGACACGTTCCACCACCGGCAGCAAAATTAGGAACGGCACCGCCATGTAAAGCGAAGCTTGAAGACTTCTTTCCTATTGGATCTCCATTACAAGTAGAGCATGTAACCGTTTTTGGTGGATATATTAGTTCACACACATGACCAAATCTATTGATAGTAGCATCAATACCATTTTGGTATATGTCTAATAAATCTTCAGATATTAAACCATCGAAATCTAATGTCATATATAAATTACGCCGTATAGAAAGTAGGATCATCAAATCTATTTTTTAATAGATCTTGAATATCGTTATTACTAAACTCCGTAGCATCACCAGTAGGAGAAGCAACAATGGCAAGCTCCTTAGTACCTCCCGCTTTATAAACTGTTTTAGTTCCTACAACCGGGGTAATTATTACAACGCTCCCCTGTGTCGTACTTTCTACAGTACTATCTATAGGTCTAATTACATCAGACATTTTTATCTCCCAATGATATGATCACGATTACTATTATTTTGAGTAGCAGGACTATCTTCCCCAGTAAAGGGGCTGAGAACAGATTTTACATCTTTAAAATTAGACAATTGATACTTCCATTTAGTATCTTCATAAAATTGACAGGAATTTACTGCAAGTTCAAATAACTGACTCTTACCCGTCCCCTTAGTATCTATTTCACTAAGTCCATCTTTAATTTTTACACCACCAATTAATGCACGACTTCTGGCTTCTCCAGAATCAAGTATACATACAGCCTTTAATAAAGTTAAATCAATAAATGCTACATCCCGTGTTGATTGTGTCGGATCTGGCGAGATCGTCAATTCGTCTATGTCGATAGTATAATTAAAATTACTTATCTCTTGTGAAACGTAGTGGCCGGCAATAAGTATAAGCTCCTCTAACCTACAATCTAAGTACTTAGGTGTGGTAGTTAAATCATTTATCAAATGTCTAAGCATAAGAACAAGCTCGATATCCCAAGTCGAAGCCATTATAAGTTACCCCCAACATTAAACTTATAAACATTAGTTCGAAATTCTTTATCACCACTAGTCTTAATAAATCCTTGAACATTCCATCTACCTCTAGCATCCAAAAATCCCGACTCAGAAAGATAGTGTAATTGTCCTAAAATACCAATATCAATAACACTAGGGGTCTTCTCAACCTTAGTACCGTCAGGCTTTTTAAAAATAAAAGTTTTAGTTTTCACTCCAGATACACTAATTACATTACTACTACAATCTTTAAGTGTAGCTAGAAATTTTACACCAATATCATTTACGTGAATTTCACAGCAGTTCGTAGTAGCCATATTAAGAACTCACATTAAAAGTAAATGAATCTTTATCTTTAATATTTAAACCAAATGAATCTTGTTTTTTAATTAATAAATCAAAACTTTGCTGTTGTCTAATCAATAAATCAAAAGAAAGAACAGTACTAACACCACCGACTACTGGGGGGACAGAAACCACACCCACAGTAGAAATAGCAATATTATCACTATTATCATACCAAATAAATATTGGTGAAAGTCTAAAATTAATACCCATTATGATGTGTTATCTCGTCCTAATAGTCGAGTAAATGTTCGGGTTGATCCCTCAATGGTTCCACTAACAGATACGATATAACTTTCTCCAGTTTTTTGTCGTTCTCCTCCAGTAGCATCATATTTAAAAACGTGTGTACTACCAATTTCGGTTAAAGGCGTAGGAGATATCAAGCTTGTACCAGAAGAGCGTTTAACAGAATGTATAATTGGATTCGTAATACCGGTCGTTACACGTGCCGCATTTTTAAACCAAAATATAGTGTGTTCATCTATACCGCCAGAGCCATCAATTTGCAACCGAATATCAGCATGAAAAACGTTTAATGCATCTAAGTCAGCCTGAAAATCTCCAGTACTCGTAACAGTAGTACCAGCAACAAATGTAACATTAGCATCTACAACTCCAGTAATACTAGCTGCAACAACGCCGGTTATATTAATAGTTAGACTACTTACATCAGTTTGGAACTGATTTATATTAGTCTGAACACCAGACAAAGCTACAATATTAGCTTTAACACCACTTCCACTAAATGCTAACTGATTAGTTTTACTTTTAACAGATATAACATCGCCACTTGTAGCATTCAACATACCGGCGAATGTCATCTTCTTAAAACCATCAACGCCTAAAGCGTGTCTAATCTGAGCCTTTTCTCCTTCAGCCCAATCACCACTTGCAACGCTTACATCAGCTTGAAATTGATTAATATTAATATTAATGCCTGATACCGAAATAACATTAGCAGTAACAGTACCTGTAGCAGCAACAGTTAAATTATTTACATTCGACTGGAACATATTGATATTAACCAAGTTACCAGAAGTAGAGATTATATTAGCTTCAACACCACTTCCACTAAATACCAGCTGGCTGGTCTTAGATCTAATATTAGTAACTTCTCCACTAGCAGCCATAGTATTTCGTATAATACCGACTACACTTCTCAGCGATGTTAAGCTAGCTGCTCCACCATCAAACAAACTAAATTCTGGATTTGAAGGCGAATCATGTGTAATATAAGAGAATATAGTTTTAGCAGCAACTGCCGTTGTCGCTGGTAATGCGGTTTTTACTAAGTAGTGTAGCTTATTATTTATTAAGGTCGCATCAATAATTTCAGCGAACAATCCTGTACCATTAACATCCTGACCATCTAGGGCTACCATATCAGATTTAACGCCGCTACTACTAAAAGTAAGTTGATCTGTTTTAGTTTTTACAGATAATACATCACCACTAGTAACTGCTAACATAGTTTGTCTAGCTAAGAAACTAGTATCAGCCTGAAAATCTCCAGTACTAGTTACAGGAGTACCACCAACAAAAGTAATATTAGCATTTACAGTACCAGTGGCTGGTAATATTGTAGATATATCAGCACGATATTTATTTATATCCGTTTGAACACCAGACAAAGCCACAATATCAGCTTTAACTCCACTACTACTAAATGATAATTGATCAGTTTGAGCCTTGACAGATAAAACATCACCACTAGTTACCGCTAACATAGCTTGTCGAGCCAGAAAACTAGTGTCTGCCTGAAAATCACCCGTACTTGTTACAGCGGTTCCACCAACAAATGTAATATTAGCATCAATAGTTCCAGTAGGCGTTAACACCGTAGAAATATCTGTCTGATATTGATTGATATTTGTTTGAACACCCGACATAGCAACAACATCAACTTTAACGCCACTACTACTAAAAGTAAATTGATCTGTTTTAGTTTTAATAGATACAACATCGCCACTTACAGCATTCAACATTCCACTGAAAGTAGCCTGTTTTAATCCGTCAATACCAAGGGCATCTCTAATCTGCGCCTTTTCTCCTTCAGCCCAGTCACCGCTACCAGTAGCACCACCCTGGAACATATTTATATTAACAGACACACCAGAAACTTCAACAACATTAGCATTAACTTGTTCAGCTGGTTTAATAGCCACACCAGAAACAGCAACCACATCAGATTTAACACCACTAGATGAAAATGTTAACTGATCTGTTTTTACTCTAATAGCAGCAACATCACCAGATGTAATAGTAAGTTCAACTTGAATATCATCCACATCTTTTTCAGTAACAACAAAATTATCTATAGAAATTTTTGATTGTAAACTTTGAACAGCGCCAGACACCACAACATCGTAAAATCTACCAATATCAAATCCTTCAATACCACTAACGGGAATATGTCCACGATATAATCCAGTAAAACCACCACGCTTAGCCATAATACCATTATAAATAGCCGTATCACCATCTTGTTCAAAAACACCAAATCTTGGAAGATCATCAGTATCAAATGAAAATCCACCTGATGGATGGTGTGTCGTAACACTAAAATATTTTACTGAATTAATTTTAACTTGATTTGACATTACTAAATATTCTTTGATAATTTCTATTAAAGGTTGAAGATTTAAACATTGACACTGGCACTGAACGACTCATAGTTATTAATTTATCAGCAAAAAACAATCCAGTACCCCACCTAGCATGTGCATCTGACGTCGGCCAATTGATCGTGAATCCATCTGCATCAAATGAAGTAAAATCGGCCTCAGATCCAAGAGAGCCAGCCGGAGCACTTCTAAATTGTATAAACTCACCACTAGTATCCTCAGCACGATGTCTACATACAGAACCTGTACGATCATGTTCATCACTAGACCACACACCCCTTGCATTAGTTCCATCAGATCCATACCGTGAAACCTGCATATCATCAATAACAGTTTTATTGTTATCTACTCCCAAATATGAAAATCCATACCAACCTTTCGGTTGAAACCCAACTCCGGTAATCGACTGACTTCCGCTCGACGTTTTCTTCTGCCAATTCAACAATTTCATCTGTGGACCCTTTAGGCAAAGAGCGTAACATTTGAACGCACTCCCCGGAGCCGAAGACCAATTCAGAGTGAATCCATCAGCATCGAGACTTACGCCATTAGCTTCGGCAGAAATCCCCGTTGTGAAATCAGGAACCAGCAGGCAGTCACTTGCTGAATGAACCCTTCGGCATACAGTTTTCGTCGTAGCCGCATCATCCGCCGAAAAACCAATTGCAGCACCGTTCAAGTCGTCCTTTGTAAAACATCCCAAGCTATGTTTGGCATGCCGTTCCCAAGTTTCATCCAAGGAACTTGTCGCCCACAAAAGAACGGCATCAGGTTGAAAACCCGCACCGACAACCGCTTGTTCCCCAGTAGAAGTCTTCATATCGAATGGAATAACTTGGGCTGAGAGATCATCACCACCTAAAGCAATGTAGTAGATAATAAGATTCGAATAGTTAAGAGTTACATAATTCAATGTGAATCCATCAACATCAAACGAAACAAGGTTTGCTCGGGCTCTCGGAAACACAAAACCCCCAATGGCTAAGCACCTTCCCGCAACGCTAGAGTTGTAACTATTGTCAATCTGCGGTGGCCATACCCAGGAGTTCGATCCCAACATACTGGCGACACCATCACCAACATCCGTGCCAGTAACGACTCCCCCATTAAAGTGAAAATCACTTTTATTTGCAGCTTCTTCCCAAATACTAGCCCCAGCCGGGAAGAACAGCAACGCCTTCGGCTGAAACCCGATGCCGGTATAACTCTGACTACCTACTCCCGCAGGACCAACTAGTCTTCCAACATAAAAATTAAATGCCACTTATTTAACCTCATCTTTCCAAAGTTGCTGAAACTGATTTTGATTCATAGTTGTAAAAGAATCCCCATTGGCAATACGATTATTGAACTTACGTAATAATTCACTTAACGCAATAATAATCTTTCCAAGTGAATCTTTAGTATTTATCATCGCTTTTGCATGAGAAACAATCTCTATAGCTTTATCAGCATCTCGAAATAACACGAAATTATTAATTTCATCAATTGTAGCATTTCTTATTTCGATTCCATCCCAAATCCTAGGCAAATCATGATTAAGTGATAGAGATTCAGAAACATCAAATATTGTCCAATTATGAAAAGAGTCTAGCACATCGCCTTCATCAACCGTAGACATTCCTTCAACTTCACCACCATTAATACGATATAAATACCGATTAGCCATTAGATAATTCTCCTATAATAAAATACACCATTACACACCTAATGAAGATAAAGTTAATCGACCCACTTGAAATAGATGACTAGTTTTAGACTTCAAATTACCAAAGGCCATAAACATAAACTGTCTATTTGTGCTATCCGCCGTAGTCCAATTATTTAAAAATCCCGTTGAACTAATAGCAGAAACTTGAGACTCAGCTTGCAAAACTGCCGTACTTTGATGTCTATACATAATAGAATGGGAATTAGAATTTATTCTCCCAGTGTTACTTAATCCAGCACCACCTGCCTCATATATCCAAGTAGAAGTATTAGATACATTGCCAGAAGAAGCTCCTAGAGTATATGTTATATGTGGTAAAATACCAGTATTCGCCACATTACCTAAGCTAGAATACAACACATTCAATGGTGTAAAAGTAGTAGAATGACCTTTTTCTCCAGCAGAAGTTTTTTGCAGACCACTACCAACTTGAAAGTTGCCCCCCTTAAAAAGTAATCCCCAACTAGTAAAGGATAAACTACTTTCTTTTTCCCATTGAACTTTGTATCCATCAGAATTAAATTCGGTTAATCTACCAGATTGAATAATTTCATCATTATCACCGCCTCCTGGAGTACCCATTTCTATAAGAATATTGCCAAATGATTGAATTCCAGCAATTTCACTCTGAAATATATTATTTTCACTTTCCCAAGTCGTAGATCCCTGAGTTGTTCCATCGGCGAAACCTAGAGAAAAAGATGTATTATTAGCATTACTTTGTGTGCCAGATTGAAGGACACTAAAAAATATACCAGCATCAGGTTGAAATCCAACTCCGCTATAACCAGATTCAACAACTCCAGTACTAGATACCATTTCAAAAAGACTAGTATTAGTTATTTCATCTCCACCCCACAAGATGTATGAAAAAATAACACCAGTGCTATCCAAGGTACTCCAATTTAATGCTATACCACTACTATTAATAGATCTTAAATCAGCTTCAAAAATAATTGAAGTAGAACCACCAACATCATCAATCATAGATATAATTTTAGAATTATTATGTCTCCTAATAGTATTAGTGCTAAGGACTTTGTTGGCCTCAGAAAATGTAGATACCGAAGCTTGTCCACTATCAGAAGCAAACGCACCAAAACTAAAATATAGATGATCTGTGACAGTAGTACCGTTACCAGCATTAACACCCCAAATTAAACCGGCACTCGGTCTAAAATCAACAGTATTAAACACAGTATCATGACTAATACTTGGAGGAACAGCGAATGTACCAACTACAGATTTTAAAGACATTTTAACTAATTCTCGAAATCATATTTTGATATCTATTTTTTATTTGTCGTCTCGTCCTATCAGATAATCCATGTTCTGCTCTTAATATATTAATTTCAGATCTAATTACTTCTAATATAGCACGTGCATGTAGTCCAAAATTATTATTTTTATCTAATGATCCCGAAGAATCCACACGTATTTGTAACGCATCATCTTCTGTTATTGCGGAGCTAAAATTAGATATTTCTCCAGCATCAGCATTTCTAACAACTCCACTAACGTGAATCTTCGTTATAGCTAAATCTCCCCCATCTGGCGTAGATGGATTTACAGATACTCCAAAAAATCTATTAGATTCAAAAACCGCATCATTAGAAGATGCTCCTAAAACTTCACCACGATTTTTTCTATATATAAATGATGACATATTATCTCCTAAATATGGTTGCTCCTTTTTTGGGTAAAGAATTTATATTACTCATAGGATGAGATATAACACCCCTATTAGTATTTCCAACATCTTTAATACCAGATCCAATAAACACAGTTAAAATTTCACGATCAGTCCATACGGCGGTACTTATATTAAACTTAAATATTCCAGTGCCAAATTCAACACCACTTCCTATAACTTTTTGTATACTTGTAATATCCCTAAAATGAAACATATTATCAATATCACAGTACATCCTAGTATTAGTAGTACTTATAGAATTTTGATAAACAGAATTATATCCATATTGCTTTTTGCCATCAAAAGCTCCCTGAAGATAGTAACAATGATTTCTTATATCTCCAGAAGTTCCAATGGGCCTCATATCACTACTAAAAAACATACCTATAGGAGTAAAAGGAATTCCACTAACTGTATAATTACCAACACTAGATCCTGTAGAAAATTTAGTTAAATTATACTGTCCTCCTTTAATTCCTGTAACAAAAAATCTTTGAGCAATTGATGGTACTGTTAACCAATTAATAACAAAGCCACTATTATTTTTTTCTAAAAAGTATCCTTCAGCATTAATAAATTGAGATGTAAGATCATAATTTACATAACAACGATTACTCCATTGCCAACGTTTTGCTACGGTACTTGGTAATCCGCTTTCTTCAAGAAATCCGTGAACAAATCCACTAGAATCAGGAGTAGCATACCCTATAACTTCATTAGCATGTGTAATATATTGACCGGTTCCTAAATGTGCGCCACCAACAAATATATATAAATCAGCACCAACATCAAAGTTATATTGCTGAGCACCCGTCGAAGTAGGAACAAAAAATTCTTTTTGAGATACGCCTCTAATATCTGAACCACCCAATGTCATTGTTGTCCACATATAATTTGGCGCAGTATCAACTGTATTAAAATTAAGACTATAAGTTCCCGTACTATCTATACTAGTAAAATGAGCAGATTTTCTAATACTTACTTCAGCTTCATTTCTATACATAAACAAATTATTACGACTCTCGCCACCACTATTTGGAATAATAGTCGTCCAACAAAAAGAGTCTGCAGAACTTCGTTTAGACGCAGCACAATATCCAATAGAAGTAACGTTTGTATTTCCAGCAACGGTTAAAAAATTAGGAACAGTAGAAGTACCGCTATTCATATATCCAGTAATAGTTCTAGCACCAATATGCCAAACTAATTTAGGACGATACTGTCTATTATTAGGAATGTGAGAGGCGGCTTTATACTTTAAAGTTTGAACTGAAGTAGGCGCTAAGTGTCCGTGAGAAACATTAAAATATAATGACATTTATATACCTAAAAAATAAACCTGTCAACTTATAAGTGTCGACAGGCTAAAGTTTTTTAAAAATGGGGTTGAGTTTTTAAGACTAACCCCATTTGACATAAGTCTTTATATAGTAGTTAGATAGACCCAATCAAAATTCGCCTGTTATCGAGCGAGGCAAAACCCATTTCACCCCATCCATAAAGTCCCGCTCGTCTCTGACGATGAAGCACAGGATCTTCAAAAATTTCAATCTCAGCTCTAATCGGCATAACAAATGCATCCCGACGATTAAGATCAAGACCAACTACAATTTCTGAATCACCAGAAGCCATAGTACCAGCAAGATCACTAGAGAAGAATGATTGATATTCTTGACCAACACCAAGTTCATCAATCTCACTAAGATTAACGTTGTAAAGTCTCCGGAATGATTCTCCTTCAAGGAAGATTTCACGCCGAGTAACATCATCAACAATATCTACGCCCCAGTTACGAATATCTTCTAGAGCTTCAGGAGAAAGATAAAGATCAGTTAGTAATCCACGATTTTGTGAAGTTGAATTTCCACCAGCATTACGACGCATTACAACTTTCATAAGTGACACAAGTCGCTTAGTAAATTGACCAGCAGACGCATCCGAATCAAAGATAAGAATATTACGATCAACGCCAGCAGTTAAAAGAACATGCCAACCATCGTCGTTCATCTTTTTAGTAAATCCGCCTTCTAGTACTTCCATAGCACGACCCACAATATCCCATCGGGCATCACGAGCATACTTTAAAAGCCAATCAATAGCATTACCAATATCAAATGTAGGAACCATAACGAAGTCACCTTCGACATGACGTTCCGGAATTCGACCCTGATTAGGAATAGTATATGCCGTAAAATCGTTTTCAGAACCAGGATTAAGAAAATCTAAAGGAAATTCAGGAGTTGAACCACCCGTAATACGAATAGGCTCATAAATCCCCTGCATATTATCACCAGAAAGAACGCCTTGACGCAAAGGAAGTTCTAAAGCTTTAGCAAGCTGGTGAAGAGCATTAAGTGACTCTTCTTGGTTATTTGATCCAACAGCCTGAAGCAAAGCGTTATGTTCAGGTGAAGTATTAAGAAATTCAGACATTTAAAACTCCCCTATGCTAAGTTAACCTCGACCTTGGCAAATCCATTAGCATCTTTCTTGCTACGGAACCGACCAAGACGAACTAGGTTATCTTTTGTAATATCACCAGAACCCATTGGTGAAACTGTAACAAGTAGTCCAGAACTACCAACATAACAAGTTGTACCAGCAGTAGGTTGTCCGACAACCTTATCTGTAACAACATAACCTTTTGTCATAATAGTAACTTTACTACCGACCTGAACTTCATCTTTGTGATGATTAAGATGAGTACGAGTTAGGTCTTTATTAACAACACTACTTATAAGAACACCGACAACTACTCCAGAAGACACACTAAGTGACGGACCAAGACCAACTACATTAGTAGCTTGATCCATAGCCGCACCAGATCCAGCCGAGACATGGAAAACACCAACCCCAGGATCAGCAATTACGTTCATGAAGTATGAAACATCAGTACTTAAAAGATCACGATCAGGTTTTAAAGCCATTACACTACCTCCTCTGTGGGATGATTAAGGCAAGACTTAGCAATAAAACTAGCAAGTGTTTTTAGCGTAGTCTTAGCATCATCTTCAGTATCAACTGAAATATTTAGATTAACATCTGTATCAGCTTCAGCGTTATCTAATGTTTCATCATTAGCACTAGCTTCAGCAGTATCAGTTTCAGAATCATCAGTTTTAGGAGTTAAACTCTTTAAAGTATCTACCATCGCAGCAAAAGTTTCATCATCAAGCTGACCAAACTTAGTATAAAGAGATTTAGATTCCTCATCAGATTTACCAAGTTCTTTAAGTGCACTCATACGAGCTATTTCACGTTGCTTGGCATCTAATTCATCAAGACTGGTTTGTAATTCTTCAGACTTGACAACTGAATCTTCTAACTTTGAAGTAACTTCACTATTCTTAACATTCGATGAATCCAAGTCAGACTTCAAACCTTCAATGGTTAAAATATCAGCTTGAATCGTCTCAGTAAGTTTAGTAATCTGATCATTCAAAGAATCTGTATTACTTTCAGCAAGCTGCTTTGTTTGATCCGCCATCTTTTGAGTAAGGCTATCAACAGTTGCCTGAAGTTTTTCGTTTTGCTCTTTGAGTAGATCAAGACTAGTATCTTCTGACATAGCCTCTTTCTCCTTTTTAGGAACATTAATTTTCCTAGCCACGCTAGGAATAAAATCTTTTACATTAGCAAAAATAATACTAAAAGGATTGGCAGGACTATAAACTAAACCTTTACCAGCAAACGTAATGTTTTTTAGTAGTCTACCAATCTTCTCATCTTTGTATACACCAGAACCACCGTAAACCCTTAAATGTTTGGTAAGATATGCAGTTACACTATTACGTGCTACTATTTTTTGATCACCATTCGAGGTTTCTACAGCATAATCAAAGTCGGTAAATAAACATTCCATAGATACAAACCATTTAGAAAGATTAGCAATAATATCATCCATACGTGCTTGAGCAGTTTCATCAGACCACTTTTTATACAAAACCGCATGAGTTAAAATATGGAAGTTATTTGGTAAATCATCAACCACAAGACTATTAGACAAAGATTTATATTTATCATCTACCAACATATTAGCGACAATATGGCCAATAATATCATTGCCATCATGCATAAAATTAAAAGGCTTATCTTCTGGAGTATAGCGTGCGGCAAATAATTGCTCAGCAGAAAAAACGTCATCGTTTAAATTCCACCCGGATGTGACAAGAATCGAGGATAATGGATGTAAATCCACATCACCAATTTTAGCAATAGTTTCATATTCCTTTTGAATATGATCTGCCATACTACGCTTTAGAAGAGTATCTTTCCAATCTTTATTAGTTACTGGTAAAATCTCACTAGCATAAGTAATACTATTTGAAGATTGAATCTGATCAAATAATCCGGATTCAGCCCTATATGTTGGTATAATTCTATTCATGTTTGTGTGGACCTATAACAAAGTCTTTAAATTTAGCAGAAATCTGCACTAACCCACGTTTGAGTAAGTCACTAGCTTTCGAGGTATTAGCAGCAACAATACGAGTAAGCTTTCGCATATCACCTATATCTTCCCGACTAGTAATCTCTACACCAAAACCGAACATACTGTTATCAGCATATAAAACTACATCATGTATATTTTCAACTACCTCACCATCAACTTTAACTGATATTGTCTTTTCGGCTATATCGAGGTCTATCTTCACTTTTGACATCTTTAACTTCCTTTTTGGATTTAGGTGTCATTACTTTTTCTGATTCTTTAATTCGATAATGAGCACGATAACTAGGTTTAAGTTGTTGTAAGCCATAAACAAAATCATGTTTATGAGCATACTTTTCTTCAAATTTCTTTACAGAAGGATGATCTACCCCCTTATGTTCTTCTACTAGATTTCTATACTGTTTAAGTAAATGTAATGCAGTTGGCATAATTACTCCTGTTCATTTGTAACTTTATATAAGGCAAACGCAGCACTTTGAATTTCACGTAAATTATTTACTGTAGGCTTCTTATCAATATTTAAAACAAATTCATTATAAATCTGGTCATAACAAGCTTGGGCGGCTTCGGGTATAAATGAATGAGGCAATACTTCCTGAATCTTCTTTTCATCTATATCATCAAACAACTCTAAATTACATAATACGCCAAACTTAACTTGTTCCATCTCTTGGAACTCTTTATCTGTCAAACTACGAACATTTTTCTTACCATGCATATCTAACCAAGCTGTCGTAATAATTTCAGAGATAGCTTCTCTAGCATTATTTGCCCAAAATAAAGCATTAATATAATCAGCACTAGTTCTAGGTTTAACTGTTCTTTGTTTTCGTTTTTCTTCATCTTTTTTATTTTTAGGTCTACCTTGTTGTGGCTGACCTGTCATTTTTTTCTTCATTTCCATCAATTGCTCTTGAGGATTCACTTCCCCCTTTTTTCGTGGTAATAATTCTAAGCCTATTTCGCTAGGAGTAACACTACCACGTTGGGCAAAAATCTTTTTAAGACCAAAATCTTTTTCAGCATCATGCCATGGACCCGCTTTACTAGGTAGAGAATTATTTTTACGAGCCATTTTATCACGCTTCATTCTTAATTTTTCTAATTCAGCAGATTCCCCAAATCTTTCTAGTATACTTTCAAAGCTAATAAGATCTCTATCAGCTAGTTGAAGATATAAAGTTTTTTCTGCGGTTTCATCAGATAAGGTCATATGAGTAAATTGAATTTGTGCAGGAAATCTAAAACCCATAGACTCTTGAACAATAGAAATTTCCTTTTCCCAAAAGTCTTTAAGTGCCATACGACCATATTCTAATCGTTCTACTAATGTTTTGAGAGAGATAAAATTATTAGTAAATCCAGAAGATGTAGCAGAACCAGTTAAAGTAGGGGGGACACCTAATCCCGCATAAATGCTGTTTAAAGTAGCTGCGTATTTTTCAGAACCTAAAAAGGTTTGAACATTAGTATCTGTTTCTATAAGTTCAATATCCGGACCCCAAATAATATCAACAGTTCCACCACCAACATTATTAGCTAAAATAGAACTTAATGTATCAACAGCTACAGAAGAAGGTAATATTTTAGCATCTAAATCTCCCAACTTCCATACACGAACTTTTCGTAATGCACCATCTAACGCAGAAACATCAGCAAGCTTCAGTTTTTCCAAAAGCATAAGATCTTTCAAAATTGAATATATCATAGGCTTAGCCCATGCATCACCATCATCTTTTTTGTAAAAAAACGAAGAAATTTTATCTTCACTCAATGGAATAAGTCTAGCACCACTACGTAATTTACCAGCAAGGTCTTTAGGCAAATCTTTAAGCAATTCTGCAATTTCTTTATTACTACTAGCCCTTTTAATTGTTTTTAAAGTATTTAGATCAATTTTTAAAGCATATTTCGTTTTACCAGTTAAAAAAATCAACTCTGGAGCAATAATCTCTAAGATAAGAGGATTATATATTGTATATCTCCAGGGAATTTCTTTAGAACTAAATTTAATATCTTCAGGAATTTCAATATCAGGTTCAGCTTTAGTTCGTGATAACTTATCAAACTGACGAACTTTAATTTTAGCCGTATTACGTTTAATAATAACATTACCCAAACGATAAAACATATTTAAAAATCGTTCAGATCTATCTTTACCATTAACCTTCTTAAACCAATTTTTATAAAATCTCTCTATCTTAGAATTTGGATGAATTAAACGAATTCCCTGACAAGCAAAATCTCCCATTAAATCTATAATATTATGAACTAAACCAATATTTTCATATGCAGATTGACAAACTTTGATTATATCTTTTGGTTCTGTGGGTATCGCCTCTTCAGAGCGAAAATACTCATAATCATGACGACTATAAGGTTCACGAGCGGAAAGTTTAGAAGTGATATCTTTAAAAGAGCCGTGACTTGCTTTAGATCGATTAAGAACACCGGCAGATTCTATGGCTTCGCCATATTTACTAAATGCTTCAACTTTTGAATCTTCATCTGACCATGTTGTAAATACTTCATTTTTCATACAATACTATACACCACAATGGTATTACAATGTGATTATAATTCTATCTTTTTACAACTCCAACTATCCCACCTTTTCCCATACCACTAACAAACCATTCAGCTCCTATATATAAGTTTCCTTTCTGTTTACCACTTTCACTAGAAACAGCCTGTCCTACAACATTGTACTCTAATTCCGAATCAGCACGATGCATAGATCTAGCAGCCATATTAGCCATAATCAAAGCAGAATATCTATCCTTTACTAATCGCCCCTTTCTACCACCCGGCAACTTAATTTCCGGAGTATCCCATCTATCCCTACCACTAATAGAAGTTTGTGTCATTACGATAGTTGTTAATTCATTTTTTAATTCTTCTATTTCAAATACACAATCTTCCATAGTATCGTAGACACGTGATTTATCACCGGCCTTAATAGCCTTTTGATCTTGTAGTGATGCAGATTCTAAACTAATAGAATCAAATTGTGGAAATAGTAAAAACTTGTGCTCCATATCGTTTCTAAGACCATGATTTGCATCATTAGTCCAATCAGCTTTAGCAAAATTGATCATCTCTAATATATGTAATCCAGCTTTATCATCTGTATCCTTTTCTTTATCTTCCTCAATAATCTGCCATATCCTTTGTTCGCCCTGACTCATCTTGTCTTCATCATGCAAAATTTCTTCTACAGACGCTCCACCCCCCTGCGAGTCACAAGAAATGTGTACACAACGAAAACGCTTCATTAACTCTCTAATTTTCCGACAACAAAATCCATAATATTCTTCTTGGGTAGTTAATCCCTGTTTTAATAATTCTTTATGTCTTGTCTTATTAGTGCTCCAACAATATACCATTCTAGTATGATCATTATTTATTTCAATCACAACAATCGCAAAATTATCTCTATCAGCAGCAGGGTCAATACCAATAACATAATTATATCCGGGTCTTCCTCTAAGCATAGCAGTAAAATTAACCGTACCACTAAAAATTTCTACAGGCGAAACGCATGACTCAATTAGAGTACGTTTAAAAAATCCCTGACTATCTTTAGAGAAAATGGCACTATATTCCATTTCATAAATACCACTATGAACAGTAGCTTTAGCTCTAGATATATGTTTCTCATCTAAAAATCCCAATGGCAATAATTCTTGTGGAATTCTGAAAATAACATAATCTTTATAATCTATTTTAACTTCTTCCTCATCACTATCAAAAATACGAGCAAGTTTATGTTTATCACCACGGCTTCTTAAAATAGCACGATATTTTTTGAAATAGTCAGCAAAATGGTTAAAGTCATAATAAGCAGTTCCAGAAATAACTGATTGATTTCCCAAATTATTAAAAAGGCGTTCTTCAGTATCAATACCAAGTTCCGCTTTAATTTTAGAAGTAATCTTATCTTTCACATTTGCAACTGGATTAGAAGCAACAGCAGCGAAACCATGAATAACAGTTTCATAAATTTCTAGAGTTAGAGCGGCAAATTCATCAGCTATAATATCGTTGGCACGTTCACCACGAATTTTTTCACCCGTTCCAATAGGTAACGCCGTAATAGTACTAGTACCCATCCGCAACTTCCATCTATCTGGATCTCGACTCATTCCTTTAGCTGAAGGTGGAAAATCATCATATAAACTTGTTAAAACTGGAGCATTATCCCATATCACTTCACAATATTGCATAACATACTTAGCTTGACGAAATGCAGCACCAACCACAACAACTTTTCTATTTGGCATAAGTAGACAACGTAAAATTGAATAGATAGCCATTAAAAAGGTTTTGGAACCACCTCGACTTGCGATTAACATGGGAAACGGTTTATTCCAGATTTCTGAGAGTATCAAAGCTTGAAATGGTAAAAGTTCAACATTTAAAACATGTTTACAAATAAAATATAAATATTCTGGTAAAGGGCAAAGCGACATACATGATGCCATTAACCTTTGTGGATTTTCTAAAAGTCGAGAGTCACCAGATATTAATTCCTGGAGTGGATTAGGATAACTTTTAAAAAGATCATCACCTAATTCTAACCATCCATATTTTAAAAGTAGTTCGTTTTTTCTAGATTGATTCATTTTAGATGTTGTCTATACCTTATAGGTATAATAATTGTAAGATCCATATCAAAATGAATATCCATAATCTTGAATTATTTTTGATTCTATTCTAAATATATAATCACACATTTCTTTATTATAGTATTTCTTATAAGATTCATTATCAATATTCGTTACATTCACTCTATTAAATGTACGAATTAATCTAATTTGATCTATAGTTAAGTCAGTAAATTGAGACAAAAAAGATATTAATCCATTTCTTATATTTTCTAATCTTAGTACGGTTAATTTAGTAAGAGGTCTATTAATTATATAATTTATCTGATTAGTTAAAGAATCATTATTATATCCATCAATCTTATCTTGTATAAATCGATTAAATAGATGTATATCATCTAATGAATTATTAGAATATAACGATGGATATCTCTTAAATTTAATTGGATTATTACGTCTTTCCTTTGTCTTTATATAACGAAAATGAGATAGATGCCAATCCCATGGATTACGCACTACGTAAAACCAATGTTTATTTCTAATATCTATGTCTTGTAAAAAATAAGATATAGGTTTATGTTGATAATTTTTTTTCTGACAATAATTCAAAAATTTAAATTCTATAGATTGCGCTAAAATCTTAGTAACAAATATTCCTCCAGTTTTTGGAATATGAACAAAAATAAAATCTTTACTTATTACCATTTAAAACTCGTTTAAAAATACTTTTAGCTACTTCCCGCCCCTGACTACCACACATCAAAATATTTACATTATATCTCATTTGATACTCTAGTATACATTTAAGTATATAGTTTGGATGAACTCTAACTGTGTTCCATAATTTTTGCGGAATACCAGAATTTCTCGGAAATGAAAGAACGTCATCCATAGTAAATTCACATATAATAAATCCGTATCTAATAGAATCTAGTCTATCTAATACATCAAGAAAACGAGACTCATTTATATTTCGAGCAAACTCCGATGTTGTCGCCTTTCTCTCCACTGCTAATATAGATTCGTATCCTTCAATAGAATAATCACCCACATCCAGCTTTCGTGAAACAGAATTTTCAAATTCCCAAGGAGTTTTTTCACGTGTGTCTACTATAATTTTATGATTCATAACCATGCTTATTCTTATGCCTCACAATTTCCCGAAATAATGATTCATACAATCTTTCCTTCCGGGTAATCTTCCTATGACATTTCCGACATAAAGAAATTCCATTATCTAGATTATATCGTAATATAGGATTCTCTGCCCATGTTTTTATATGATGAGCCTCCACTTTTCTTCCACGATATTTACAAGCTGGAAATTGACACTTATATTCGTCTCTTTGATAAATAGCCTTTCGCCACTTTTTATATTCGGGATCGTCAAAATTACGTCCCGTTTTTTTAAAACTACGTTTTAATTTTGTTCTTTTTCTGTAATTAGCCATAAATCATATCCGCAACAAGTTGCGTAAAGTTATATTTAGGCTCCCATCCTAATTCTTTCCTAGCTCTACTTGAATCCCCGCATAAATACGGAACATCATTAGGTCGATAAAATTTGGGATTAATTTGAACATAAGGTTTCCAGTTGGTTATTCCAATACAAGCAAAAGCATCATCTAAAAATTCTCTAACAGTATGTGTTTCTCCAGTTGCAATTACATAATCTCCGGGCTTGTTTTGCTGTAACATCAGGTACATTGCCTTGACGTAATCTTTTGCGTGCCCCCAATCTCGTGATGCGTCTAGGTTGCCAAGTTCAAGATATTTAAAACCAGTATTAATTAATTCAATGTCAGCTTCTAGTTCGAGCCTAAATGTTTTAGAAATATTACTGGCATTAAGATATTCATCAAGATATCGTACATAGTTCGTTATTTTTTTCGTCACAAAGTTATCACCACGTCTCGGACTTTCGTGATTGAATAAAATTCCGCAACTCGCATGTAGGTTGTAAGAATCCCGATAAACCCGAACAAGATAGTGGGCGGCGAGTTTTGATACGGCATATGGAGATTTCGGATTAAATATAGTATTTTCGTTCTGATAGTTTATTGTTTCTATATCGTTTATCTGATATCGGTCAAAGTTATCTCCAAACATTTCGGAGCTTGAAGCCTGATAGAACCGTATATCTCTATTTTCATGCATTCGCAAAACTTCCAAAATATTTAAAAGACCACCTTTATTAATGTCCATAGTTAGTTGGGGCTGATCAAATGATGTAGCGACATGTGACTGTGCAGCCAGATTATAGACTTCGTCTGGATGAGTTTGATTAATAGTTCGACTAACAGAACCTGAATCCGTAATATCTCCCTCGACGAGGGTAAAAGCTTCGCAGTCTAATAAATGGGAAATGCGCTGCGTATTTTCCGTAGATACTCGACGAGCAACACCGATTACTTCGTAATTCTTACCTATAAGGAGTTCAGATAGATAGCTTCCATCCTGCCCGGTAACCCCATAAATTAAAGCCCGACACTTAAATCCCATCATCTTCTCTCACCGTAGAACTATCTAAAAATGGCCGATCAACTTCGCCATCTGCAAACTCGTGATACTCCGCAAGACGTTTCCGCTCCCGTTTTACTGCCTCGGCAATAATTGCCATCTCAAACCCTTCTTCTTCCCGAAAAACCGGATCAACCAACTTCTGCATTAATCCCATAATTCCCTTGCCCGATTCTTTTAGCGTCGTAACACGTTGATCACGAGTAGCTTTTAGAGACTTCGATAATACGTCTAAACGTTGCTGAGCATCATTTATTTTCTTGTGTGTATCACTATCAAGTCCTTCTGCCGCTATACGATCACTAATACATTTATAAATCCTATCTTCATTTCTATCATTTAGATCTTTCTTAGACTCCGCATCAATTAATTTTTGCAACTGATTAATATTTTTTCTGATATCTGCGTGCTGAACCATTAAACGATTAAGTAAAATTTCGTGAAAAATCATTTGTTCAACCTGCGATTTCTCCGTAGGCCAAACATCTCCACCCATCTGTTTGTTGTAGTTTACCCATTTTATCTCAAAAAACATTAATTCATCATTGTTCGCAAACCGCTTTTTAGTTATGGGCCACAATTTATCGGCATGTAACTCATTCAGTATATATATTTCATCCGTCTTATCTGCTCCCACATCATCACCAAGACCAAGTTTTTCAGTCCGATATTTACGTATTGCCCCCTCAGTCTTTCCAAGAAATTTTGCCATTTCTTTATCACTCTGTCTTCCAGCATGATCCCGTATATGTTTTTGGGCACTTTTGCTTAATCTCCCAGTATTTGCCATTTTTTCTCCCGTATAATTTGTAGAACTTCTTCCTGCACTTTTTCTCGCCGCTGTTTAGATAGAGTAACGCCGTCTAACATCCGAAATAAATCAGAACGCAGTTCCAGCGATATGTTATCTTTAATAATATTTAAAAGTTCGTCATCTTCTAGATTGTCAAAGGTAATCGGTTCGTATTTTATAGTCGATGGCTGCATTATATTTCTCTTGCTCGTATTTCTCAACTCCCACTTTCTCCACTTGTCACAGTCGTTTCTATCAGAAAACTCCGCACATTCATTGGAGCTTCGTTCCTTATGAGGATCGTAAAATGGACAAACAAGACAGGGTTTATCATAACGGGAAAAATTATCCCGCTTGTAATTTATGAGTCGATTTCTAACGTGTGTGTAAAGAAAATTATCTAGCGGCCTCTTTTTATCCCAGTTACACAGTGCACTTAAAGCATAAAAGCGGCCCTGCTGTTTGATATCTTCAATGTCGTGATAACCGAAACGAAACTTGGAAGCTAGGCGATTAACGATTTTATCGATAGTAGCCACGAGGGTACTCTCTTCGAGAGCACCTGAAATAGGAGTTGGTTCTAGCATCCGGGATGGCTCCAAAAAATCTTTGATTTTTCTTTGTCATCCTCAGAATCTGGGGATGGGTCGGGGTCGGGGACTTGTAGTTCTTCGGCAATTGCTTTTTGAAGCTCTTCTGAACTTCTAGTGTATAATAAAGAGGGGATTAAAGACTCCTTTTTGGATTGTTCTGTCATAATAGTACCTACAAAGAGTGAATATGCAAAAAGATATACACCGGATTAACGAAATAATAGCAGAGCTGCTTAAAGTTAACGTCGATTCTAAGATAAAAACACTTCTAGAGGAGTTATCACTCCTCATCAAAAAAAGGTTGCGCAACAACAAGGAATTTGAAGAGTTCAACCTACGATTAAAGTTATTTATAGATCAATGAGTGCTCCACACTTTATTATACTTAAATACATAGCTTTGTCAATATTCTGACGAATATAAGTGAAGATATAATATTAACTTAATAGTTTAGGTAATACTTTCTAAAAATAGGCGTCCAGTTGTGGAATTCCCCCCCTACTACTCTATGTAGTATATCTCTACTACAATCTGTAGTAATAAACCCCTCGCCAGGTCTACTACACTACTACCTATATGGACTAGTGTTTGACATAGTAGTGACAACTACGCTACTATCTATATGGACTAGTGTTTGACGTAGTAACAACTACGCTACTATCTATATGGCATAGTGTTTGACGTAATACTACTGTACAAAACTACTTCGGAATAATTTGAGAATTATCTGGACACGGCCGATATACCTATGGTAGCTTATACGTAGTGATGTTACTTATGCTTTTCTCTTGTGAGGTTTGATTATGATTTGTAAGCATACTCAATTTATCTCTCGCAACTCTTTGTCGTGGGCCGCTTGGCATATCTCTGTCGGACACCCAATCCCGCAATTTGGGTGTTGTTCTTGGTGCACTAAACGACGTGAAAAGATTACGGTAAAATCAATGTCGGTTGGAGAATGTTGTCGTCCCACCAACACTAGCAAAATGTCGATTGGAGAAATCTGCGAAATGTGGAATTTGTAGAAACCTTAGGGGGGTCAACGGTGACCCCCCTCTTTCCTCTTAAAAGTTTGGAGTCAACTATGGTATGTGAACACATCCAATTCATTCCTGTGGAACTGATGGATTGTTTTAAATTTGGATATACCCCTGTCAAATCACAACCGATGGGATTTTGGGGCATGGGCTCCGAAGCCCTTGACAAAACGTCGTTCACTGACGCTAAAGGGGCCGATGGAAATAACGCCGTCTAGGTCCAAAGGGGGGGGATTCCCCCCTTTTTTTCTCATTGGAGATACAAAATGATTAAAGTATTTCATCTTCAACATTGTGCAGAAATGATCGGT